AGACCCTAGTGGCAAGTATGAAATATTAAATGTTGATGAGATACTCAATAGATACGAGCAATTATATACAAAAAGAACTGGTGGCTTAGAGCAATTTAGAAAACAACTATGGGATGCAGGGAAGTTAAGTGACCAAGAGTATAAAAGCAAATCTTTTGGAGCATTTAGAAATGCTATTGTTGAGGCTGCACGTGAGCACTCTGCTACAGTAGCGGATCGTTATAAAAGAACTGGTACAAAGTTTGAACCAATAGATGCTTTTCTTGTTGCCAATAAACAACAATCAGCCGGACCAGATATAAGCCGACAACTTACAGATCCTAAGCAAGCAGTCCAAGATCTTAATGTCTTTACCCAAGATTATCTTTCTAGAACAGCCACACTAGAAGAGCAAAAAGAATATAAGAAACTATTACGAGCAGAAGAGATTAGTGCCTATCAGAAAAAAGTTACTACTAAAACTGGTAGTGGAACCTCAACAGATTACATTGGATCTACTCTTAATCAAGAAGATTATATGCGAATCATGGGCAAGGTTCTTAAAAAATCTATTGCCGGTACAAGTGTAGATGAATTACTAAGTGGGACTGGTAAATTAGCACAAAGTGTTTCAGATATTAGAGAGTATGCAAGTGAGATGGGCATTAAAATGGATGGTAAAGAAGCACTTAATTATGCTACATCTAATTTAAAAAGCGGAGATATGAAGAACGTAAACAATATAGATTCAGTTAAACTGCAGATTAAAGAGATGGCTAAGTATCTTTATCCTAGTCTTGCTGCTGGTATCGATGCTGGTGTTACACCCGGCAAGATTGGCAGAGAAATAGGTAGTTATATGGCAGATGAACTAGAACAACCTGCTGATACTTATGGCATATTTGATGCAGAAGTTGCTGATTATGTAGCAAAAGGCACATCTAGAAGTGAAATTCGTGCAGCACAAAGAAAGAAAGCAGCATTTGCTGCAACAGATAAAGCCAGCAATGAGGCTACGGATTATGTTAATACTATCCTTAAATCGTTTGGACTAATGTAATGGCTACTAAAAAACCTGCTCAAAAAAATACTTTTAATTACTTGGGTGTTCCGGGTTTAACTACTTCTGGTACATTTGATAACTCTTTATATACTCCTGCTACTAAACCTAAAGCCGTACCCACTCCACCACCTTCGCAAGTGGCAGTTAAAAATATGGCTGATGGTCCTATAACAGTTGATTCTGCCGGTGAAAATGTACCACCATTTACAGGTACACCATCTTATACCCCGCCTAATCCGGTTACTCCAATTACTCCATCTACTCCACCCGTTGCAATAGGATCTGTAAATTATTTAGGAGTTCCTGATCTTAATCCAAATGGAACATTTGGACCACCACCCTTACCTATTGATAAGTCAAATCCAGCAGATCGTGATGCCTTTGCATTAATAAAAAGTACTTTAAACTCTTATGGTTTACAAGAACTAGCATCTACAATTGAACAGTTTATGAAAGAAGGCGTACCACCACAAGAAGGTTTACTTAGATTAAAAACAGATACAACTAAAAATCCAGTAACAGGCAAACCATACAATGAACCTTATGTAACTAGATTTGCTGGCAATACAACTCGTCGTGATGCTGGATTAAATGTTTATAGTGAAGGTGAATACCTAGCACTAGAAGATAGTTATTCCCAATCTTTAAAAGCATATGGACAGGCTGATTACTTTGGTAAAACTCCAAGTGAAAAAAGAGCCCAAGCAGCAGCATTTATTGGTGGAGATGTATCAGCCAAAGAGTTTGATGACATTCTTAATACGGTTGTAACTGAAGTAAAGAATAAAGATCCATTTACTAAAGCAGCAATGAAACAACTTTATGGAATTGATGACTCACAGTTAGTTAAATATTTCTTAGATCCTAAGAAGAACTTACCAGAGTTACAACAGCAAGCACAGGCTGCCCAAATTGGTGGTGCTGCATTAATGCAGGGGGCAGATTTAACAATTGGTAACTCTATGAATCTTGCTAAACTTGGAGTAACTCAAGAGCAAGCACAGGTAGGTTATGGCAAGATAGCAGAAACACTACCTATTACTCAAAAACTAGGTAACATTTATGGCGAAGAAAAGATTGCATATACACAAGGGACAGCAGAAGAAGAAACATTCCAGAATTTGGCTTCTGCAAAACGTAAACGTATGCAACTAGCAAACAAAGAAATAGGAAGTTTTAGTGCCGACTCTGGTAGAGGCAAGGGTGCTTTCTCTTCACCTATATCAATATAGAATCCTAATGGACCGACCAGCCCCATTAGCGTATAAGACTGGTAGTAAGAGCCAGACCAATTCCCCGATTGGAACCTGTGGCTTGCGACTAACGAATAGAAAGGGTGGGTTGCTATGAGCAACAACTACTGGGATGACGACGAAGACGACCAAGATACCGAAGTTGAGGAACAGATGGATGGAAGTGACTTATTAAAAAAGTTACGGAAAGCCAAGCGTTCTGATGAGAAGCGTATCAAGGAACTTACTGAGCAACTTGAGGGTTTATCCAAGGCGCAGCGTGAGCGTGTAGTCAAAGAAGTCCTAGACAAGAAGGGTGTCAATCCAAAGGCACAGCGTTTAATCCTTAAAGACTTAGATGACATTAGTGAAGAGTCAGTTAATACTTGGCTTGAAGATAATGGCGATTTGTTTGGATTAGCGCGACCAGAGGTAACTCAAGAACAGGAACTTAATCTAGCCGCTTTACGGCAGCAAGATGTAGTTACTCAACTAGGTATGACCCCTGACAAGTCCCAAGATTTAATGAGTAGGGTTATGAATGCGGCTTCCGCAGAAGAACTTACTGCATTAATTCACGGGAATTAACTATCCATAGTAATTCTTAATCACCTCGGAGGTGAACAATGGCAAATGCATATACATCCTCTACTGGCAACCTCGCTGGTACAGCCGGTGGTGCAGGTCTAGTCCAAAAGGCTTATGACCGTCTACTAGATTTTGCGTTGCGTTCAGAACCCCTAATTCGTGCAGTGTCTGATAAAAAGCCTGCAAAGTTAGCAAATCCTGGCTCAACCGTAATCTTACAATTATACGCAGACTTGTCAGAGCAAACTACTGCTCTAACAGAATCAACTGAGCGTGACTCAGTTCAGATTGCTGCTCCTACTTCAGTTACCATTACTCTTGCAGAGTACGGTAACTCAGTCCTTGTTACACGTGCGTTGGAACTCTTCAGCCTTGCTGATGTAGACCCAGCAATCGCTAACATTATCGCTTTCAACCTTGCAGGCTCAATTGATACAGTCGCACAGACTGAACTTCGTGGCGGAACAAATGTTATCTATGGTGGTACACGTACTAACACAGTAACAATTGCTGCTACAGATACCATTACTTCTGCTAACATCCGTAAGGCTGTTGCTAAGTTACGTTCTGGTTTATCAGTACCTCGCAAGGGTTCAATGTACTGGTGTGGTATCCACCCAGAAATTTCACACGATCTTCGTGCAGAAACTGGTGCTGGTGGATGGCGTTTGCCTCACGAGTACAACTCAAATGACAACATTTGGGCTGGAGAAATTGGTTCATATGAAGGAGCCTACTTCGTAGAGTCTGCTCGTATGTTCAATGATACTGATGGTGCTTCAAGTGCCAAGGTATACCGCACAATTCTTGCTGGTAAAGAAGCATTGGCTGAAGCCGTTGCTGAAGAGCCACATATTGTTATCGGTCCAGTTATTGACCAATTGATGCGTTTCCGTCCAATGGGATGGTACGGCGTTCTAGGCTTCAAGCGTTACCGCGAAGCAGCCTTGTATCGTATTCTAAATGGTTCATCAGTCGCTTAGTCGATTGACGGTTAAGCAGGGACACATAAGTTCCTGCTTAGCAGTAAGTTTATTAGGAGAGTAATGTCAACATATTTATTTAAAACACCAACTCTTGAACAAGGAGCCATAGGTGGTCATAGGCTGCACCAACACTTTAAGCAGCGCACTAAGAGTTACACGGTCATTAATGAAAGTGGTACTTACTCACTAACTCAGTATCCATTAGATAGTGATTTGGCAACATATACCGCTTACTATATTGGTGGTTGTGAACATACCGGAATCAGTGAAACTATTAGAACCGAT